GGTTGCCTGATGGCTGTTATTGAAGCAATCGCCACAACGTATTTGGAGGCTGATGCTGCGTCGGTGACGTTCTCGTCTATTCCTGCGACGTATGAACATCTACAGTTCAGGTTGACGGCGCGGAGTTCTCGCGCTGCAACAGGACAGGCAACTCTGGATGTGCAACTAGGCACGGGTGGCGGCGCTGTGGATACGGGAGCAAACTATTCCCGCCACTACATGCGAGGATCGGGAACTATCGCAGATGCGCAGGTGGCGACGGGAAGCACAGCCATCGACTGTATGCGTGCCGTCAACGCATACGAAGCATCGACTAAATACAGTCCTTCGATAATGGATATTTTGGATTATGCCAACGCCAATAAGAACACAACGGTGCAGGCTACGACTTGGGCAGACAAGGCAGGTTCAAACCCTGAGTTGGGCTTTGCGAGCGGGTTGTGGGATGCCACTGGGGCCGTAGATCGGGTCAAGTTTACGTTGTCGGGAGGTAGTTATAACTTTATGCGTGGTTCTGAGTTCACCCTCTACGGATTGAATAGTGCCTGATGGCTGCTTTCACTGTTATCGACCACCAAGAACTGACAGGGACCACAGCGTCGTGGAGCAAGACTTCGATCCCATCGTCGTATGACCATCTGCTGATTGTTGCGTCGATGCGACAAAATGGGGCCAATATAGTGACAAATGGGAAACTGGTTCTCAACTCTGACACAAGTGCCCTGTATTCCTATACTCGGCTGCGGGCCAGAAACGCAACACCTGATTCATCGAACGGGACGAGCCTGACCAGCGACAGCGGCTTTTACATCGGCGGGGCGTCCACGACCGCCGACACGTTTGGCACGAACAAAATTTGGATTCCGCACTATTCCAATACGGCCAACTACAAATCCATGCTCCATCAGTGGTCGGTAGAGAACGCTAGCACTACTAATAGCGAGTGGTATGTAGGTACAACGGCTTCGTTGTATAAGTCCACTTCTGCGATTAGCGCAGTTCAACTTGCACCGTGGTCGGGTTCGTTCGTCCAGTATTCAACATTCACGCTGTACGGCGTGACAGGCGCTTAGGAGGCGCAATCATGCCAAGACAGAAGGTTGTCAACGGGGTCTACTACGACCTCACAGCAGAAGAAGAAGCAGAACTGGTCGCACAGGCTGAGGCTGCCGATCTGGACATGAACATGGTCAGAGGCCAACGTGACGGAATGCTGGCAGCAGCAGACTGGACACAGATAGGTGACGCTGCTTTAGGTGACCACACCGCTGAGGAATGGGCGACCTACAGGCAGGCACTACGGGATCTGCCATCGGTGTTCACCCGTGTGTCTGAGGTTGTGTGGCCGCTCAACCCGCCTGATCAGGTCATTGAGGATGCCCGTTTGGCGGCGCTTGAGGAAGCAGCCGTCTAATGGAATGGTATACTGTATAGAGACGACATCTTATAAAAAGGAGGTAATGAAATGCCAAGAATGAAAGTTGTTAATGGTGAATATATAGAACTTACACCGGCAGAAGAGGCTGAGCTGGAAGCTATGGCTGAGTCTGCTGATCTGGATATGTCTATGGTGCGTGCTGACAGGGACGCTCGTTTGGCGGGGTCTGATTGGACACAGATAGGAGATGCCTCTCTGGGTGTCCACACTGCTGCCGATTGGCGGGTTTATAGGCAAGAATTGAAAGATATTCCTCAAACATACACCCGTGTTTCTGAAGTCGTATGGCCTGAAACTCCTCCTGAGGAGGCTGCAAAGCTTATTCAGGAGGCAGCGCAAACAGCGTTTGATGCTGTAATAACTGCTGGTGGTACTGTTGAGGAAGCTGAGTCTGTAAGGATTGCTGCGATAGCGGCGGCGTAATTTGCGGGGTTGCTTTTTTGATAAATAACCCTCGATGATCTATAATAGGAGTAATCATGGCTGTACAAATACAACTAAGAAGAGATATAGCATCTGACTGGACTTCCAATAACCCAACTTTGGCGGAAGGTGAGATGGGCGTTGAAACAGATACTAATAAGTACAAGATCGGTGACGGGTCAACGGCATGGACCTCGCTTGGGTATTCCTCGCTGCCCAGTGGCGTACTGCAACTGTCTGGTGGAGCCATGACTGGGGCGATCACTACCAACAGCACCTTTGATGGCGTTGATATTGCAACAAGGGATGCGGTCCTGACCTCTACAACCACCACGGCTAACGCAGCCTTGCCCAAGGCCGGTGGCACCCTTTCGGGGGCGATTGTCGGCGCAGATCAGATCATCAGCGCCCCGGTCCTCAAGGACGTTGGGGAAACCTGTGTTGCCAACGCCACATCAGGATCGACGGACACGATTGATTTGACTGACGGCAACGTCCACAACGTGACCCTGACAGCGAACTGCACGTTCACGTTCTCAAATCCACCCGCCTCAGGGACCTCAGGGTCATTCACCCTGTTCCTCAATCAGGACGGGACTGGCTCTCGCACGGCGACTTGGCCGGGTTCGGTGAAGTGGGCCGGTGGAACTGCTCCTACTCTTACAACTACTGCTAGTCGTACAGACATCCTCGTCTTTACGACTATCGACGCCGGAACGATCTGGTACGGGGCAGTGTCAGGACAGGACTTCTCGTAATGCCTGTAGGTTCCGCTAAGTTCGGCTTGTTCGCAGCCGCTGGAGCAGGCGGTGGGGGTGGTGCGGGGTATTTCTGCGGGGGTTTCGTCACCGCCACACGGGTCACAACGGTTGACAAGTTTGCGTTCTCTGACGACTCACGATCAACGCTTGGAACTGGACTATCGGATGATACAAAATCTGGTGCAGCGATGGCGAACTCGGGGACAGCAGGTTATGTCGCCATCGGTGACGACAGTTCAACGCCGTATGTTGACACGGTTGACAAGTTTGCGTTCGATGACGATTCACGGTCAACTCTTGGAACTGGCCTGTCAACGGGGCGCGCTCTTGCAGCAGGTATGGCAAACTCGGGAACAGCGGGTTACATCTGTGGTGGGCAGAACTTCACCGCACCTTCAACCTACGCATGGGGTCAAACGGTTGACAAGTTCGCTTTCTCAGACGACTCACGGTCAACTCTTGGAACTGGGGTGTCAACCGCACGGCAGTCCGCTGGCCCTAGTGCGATGGCGAACTCGGGCACAGCAGGTTATTACGGTGGAGGTTATTTAGGTAGTAGGGTAACAACGATTGACAAGTGGGCGTTCTCAGATGACTCGCGGACGACGCTGGCTACTGGGTTGTCGGCGGGGGTGGACAACCTCGCTGCGATGGCGAACTCGGGAACAGCGGGTTATTTCGGCGGCGGGGATAATGGCGGCACTAAAGTCACAACGGTTGACAAGTTCGCTTTCTCAGACGACTCACGGTCAACTCTTGGAACTGGGTTATCGGCGGCGACCAGCCATTTGGCTGCGATGGCGAACTCGGGAACGGCTGGGTACTTTGGCGGGGGGTATGTGATATCCACGCTGCAAACAACGGTCAACAAGTTCGCTTTCTCCGACGATTCGCGGTCCACGTTGGGGACGGGCCTGTCGGCGGCGACTGTCTCACTTTCGGCTATGGCTGACGGGAACATCGCATGAACATTTCTGAAGCAATCGCAGAGATTCAGCAGCCCCGCAGCCGCTACCAGTTGATCCACTTCGTCATCGGCCAACATGACACACCTGAGATGCGCTTCTACCAAGTGGTAATCGAGCTACAGGACATGGGTTACAAGCTCCGGATGGCTCAACTCGGTGTTCGCAAAGCCCAGGTCGAGATCGAACGCCTCCTCGCGACCGGCGACGACCTCGACGCGATCGAGGCTGAGGAGAAGCAGGTCGGCCTGGAACAAACCCGGATCGTGATGCGGGGTGCGGAACGAGAACTGGCGGTCCTGACGGACCTGTTCGATGAGTCGCAGAAGTTCACCCGTGACGAGATCGAACACGCACAGCCCGAATACTGGGAGAAGCGCCTGACAAGGCAGACGAACCTGCAAATCATGTCGGGTGGTGTTCAGTGGGCGCAACTTGATTCGATGCGCCAAATCGGCATGTTGGATGAACTGGTGGAGGCCCGTGAGGCACAGATCGCAGATCAGGTGAAACTGGAGTTGGCTGAATGATCTACTTGAAATGGAAACTGTCTGATGCAGGGGTGGCGGGTACTGGACCTGAGGGAACGATTGCCGACCGTGGAGGTCATGCTGAGGCTGGGTGGGCTGTCGATGCGCAGGGCTATCGTGTTGGTTATTTGACCACCGATGTCGATTTAGCCGGTTTGGAAGTATGGGACGTTACTGAAGTATCAGCAGCAGACGCCCTAGCCTTCGCTCAGGCGATTTGGGCAGATGCCGAAATTAATTCTGATGGTATACTTACTAGTGAAGAGCCTGACGATCCCGCTGCAGAATAGTTAGTTATAAAATCGTAAACCTGTTATAATGGAGATATCATGGCAGTACAAATTCAATTAAGACGAGGAACGGCTTCAGCATGGACTTCAGCTAACCCTACACTCGCTATTGGCGAGTTCGCTGTTGAGACAGACACTGACAAGTATAAGATTGGTGATGGTTCAACGGCTTGGACATCGTTGTCCTATTCGTCACTGCCTAGTACTGCTATTAGCAATACAGTGGTTGATGTCAAGGGCGACATCATTGCTGCCACAGCCGCCGACACTGTAGCCAAACTTACGGTGGGGTCCAACGGTCAGGTACTGACTGCCGCCTCGGGCCAGACCACGGGTCTTCAGTGGGCTGCTATAGGCAACGCCTCTACAGCCACCGCTCTTGCCACAGCACGCACCATTGGTGGGGTGTCGTTCGATGGGACTGCAAATATAGACCTACCCGGCGTGAACGCAACAGGTAACCAGAACACTTCCGGTACGGCAGCCACCGTGACTGGTGCCGCTCAGTCGGCCATTACTTCGGTTGGAACCCTGACTTCAGTGGATGTAACGGGCGCTGTTACCGCTGGGAGTCTGGTTGCTCCGTTGGCGTTCAATGCTCTGACTGGCACGACGTACACGTTTGTTCTGGCTGATGCAGGGAAAATGGTTACTTTCGCTAATGCTTCAGCGCAGACAGTGACTGTACCGCCGAATTCGTCGGTGGCTTTCGATGTCGGTACACAGATCATTCTTCAAGGCATTCTTGCCGGAGTTGTCACGTTGGTTGCAGGTGCTGGCGTGACGATCAATTCCAAAGACGCCGCATTGGCCATTGACGGTCAATGGGCGGCGGTGACACTCATCAAAACGGCGACCAACGTCTGGTCGCTGATCGGGGCGCTGGCCTAATGGTTATTCGTCCAGCCGACCACGGCGTGATCCAGAGTTCTGGTGCTGGCGGCGTGTTCGCCTACAGCGCCAGCGGCAACCAAACGCCCACTACCCACGGCGTCTACACCGAGGTCACCTTCCTCGGATCGGGTTCGTTCACCGTCTCCGAGAATGGCGCTGGCGCCGCCCTAGACGTTCTGATCGTCGGCGGCGGTGGGGCCAGCATCGAATACGGCTCTCCGACCGCAGGCGGTGGCGCTGGCGGTTTCCGTGAGATCAACCTCGTCCCGACCGTTCAGGCGTACACCATCACCATCGGAGCGGGTGGGGCCGCAGGTGCCGCTAGCAACACGACCGGCGTGCCGAACCAAGGCGGGGACACTTCAGCGTTCGGCTCTACCAGCGCCGGTGGTGGCCGTGGAGGCCACTCCGCAGCGGGCTACCTAGCGGTAGCGGGCGGTTCCGGTGGCGGTGGCGGCCACAACGTGTCCAGCGCTTCAGGTAACACACCTTCGACTAGCCCATCTCAGGGCAACTCCGGCGGCTGGGGTGGCGGAGCGACCATGTACGTCGGCGGCGGTGGTGGAGGCGCTGGCAGCAGCGGCGGTCATGGCGGCGGCCTGTGGGCCGTCTGGCATTACCACCCGACATGGGGCGGCGCCGGTGGCTCAGGCGCTACCAACGACTACCGAACCGGGTCGAATGTCGCTTACGGCGGCGGCGGTGGAGGCGCCGGGGGGACCACATCTGGCGCTGGTGGCTCAGGCGGGGGCGGTGCTGGCCAAAACGGTGGCAACGTCTACTCAGGGGGAACCAACCTCGGCGGAGGCGGAGGCGGCTACACCGGGGGTTGGACAGGAGGCTCCACAGCCCTCGGCGGTTCAGGGATCGTCGTGGTCCGTTTCCTCACAGCGGCATTGGGGTAGTCATGGCTCACTTCGCAGAACTAGACGAGGACAACGTGGTGGTCCGGGTGCTGGTCGTCAGCAACCACATCACCACCATCGACGGCGAGGAGGACGAGCAGAGGGGCATCGACTTCCTCAACGACCTCCTGCCCGACTCGGGCAACTGGGTCCAGACCTCGTACAACCGGACCCTCCGCTCCAACTACGCCGGGATTGGGAAGGTCTACGACCCCGACAACGACGTTTTCTACAGCCCTGACCAGCCCTACCCATCGTGGTCGATGGACGAGAACTACCGCTGGATCCCACCGGAGCCTCGACCTGTTCTCGATGAGGACTCGTTGGGGTGCTACTGGGACGAGGACACGACCTCATGGGTCGAGGTCACTGAATGACACCCACACAACAGACAGCCACGCCTTGTTGTTGCGGCAAATACACGTTTCCTACTTTTGAAGTGGAAACCTTGGACTGGTCATGGTCGCCGATCACAGATGACGACGGTGTGCATGAGCGGGATAGGTGCTTGTCGGGGTTGCGGGACGACGCAATGGACGACGTTGTGCGGCCATCCGATGTAGTCGAAGAA